TCAATGCGCCATTACACGACAGCGCACCAGCGGCATGAGTCAGCGTGACATTGCCGTTGTTAAAATTAATCACCCCACCAGAAGCAAGAAACAAATCTGACCATTTCAAGGATGTCGTCCCCAATGCCGCCCCGTCATCTGTATCGGGGGCAACGGCGGAAGCTGTTGCGGTCATTCCAGTTACAGTGGCCCCGGACAAATCAACCGTCCCAGTCGGTGTAAATGTTCCCGACATGGAAAATGACTTGCCGCTTTTTAAGGTAATATTCCCAGAAGAACTCTGGGTTAATGAAGTTAAATTCTGCATATATTCTCCTAAGTCGAAATGGGGGGGCTTACCGGGTCTTCACCCACGCTTGCGCGTACCCCCTGGGCCTGAGCCTTTGTTTCAACCAAGTTTCTTGGCTTAGTTTGTGACGAATATCTTTTCTTCCAAAAAGCTGCGCTTCTTTCCAATTCGTCAATCTTCTTCTCCGCTGCCTTCTTTGTTTCCTCTAGTTGAGATTTCAAGGCTTTTATTTCTGCGTCCCGTAAGCGTAATGTCTGGGCAAGTTTCTTTTGCTTGTAGTCATTGCTTCCAAGATCACCGTATATTTCAACTCCCATTATAGTATCCCTTCTTTCTGTCCTTCTGATAGGACTTCGGATTGCGCCCTTTTGCCAAGTTCAATGTCCCGGTGAACCATGTTGATCGGTTCGTAAAGACTCATCCTCTTGGCTTGTAAGATCGTAAACGCCGCCGTGTTGTGCGGGTCTAAACCCACTATTGCATTGACAAGGTTCTGGTCGATCTCTTGAAACAGAGACTTGAAGTACGCTTCACGCTCAATGAACTGGAGGAAGTGTTCGGCTTCAAGACCTCTTTCGATTGCTTTCTCAAGCTGCGTTTTGTCCATTTTGTCCTTTCATCCTTGATTGAATAATCTTACTCTCAAGGTCGATCTTCTTGTTCATGGCATTGGCCTGTACGTCCATCTGCTTGGCCGACATATCAAGTTGGTGCTTCTCTCGTTCCATCTGCATTTTCTGTTGTGCTTCCTGAGCCTTCAACTGAGCGTCGCCTTGCTTCGACTGTGCGGCAATCATATCTCTGGCTTGCGGAATCCCTGCGACTTGTGCATTCGGGTCTGGTTGTATTTCAAGTTTCTGCAATATCTGCATCTGCTCAGAACGTGCAAGCATCGGATATAATTTATCTATTGCAACAAATTCCCGCCAATCTTCTTTCGGAGCCTGCTGCTTTTTCATTTCTTCGTTCTGTGCGAACTGCTGTTCGGTCGTAAGCAAATCATCCACATTGATATTAAGCTGAGAGTATTTCTTTTTCTGTGCTTTCAACAAGTGCATCGGGGTCATAATGCCCATCGGAATTCCGGCCTGTGTCCCAAACTGAATCAGAAGGTCAAGCTGATTGGCCGCCGCCTGTTTCTCTGCCGGTGAAACTCCAATGTCTATTTCAATGTCGTACTCACCGTCCAAGTCCTCCGGGTTTACAACTATATCCGTTCCCAAAAGTCTTATCGGGTCATCGTTTCTCCACTTCTGGTTAATGAAAATAAAATCCCTGACAACTCCCGTAATCGGCCCGTTGCCTAACAGCTTGGCGCTCATTCTCAACCGTCTTGCCGAGGCTTGCGAAATTAAAGATATGCCCGTGGCTGTCTTGTTTAGTGAGTCGCTATCACTCCCCTGGTTGTATCTGGTGTCTCCGGTGGATTCCTCAACGTCGCCCTTCAACAACTCAATGGCCTTTAAGATGAACTGATCTCCGGTCTGGACGGGAACCTCACCCATCTTCTGCGGATCTCCCATAATTACATCGAAGGGCTTGCGAGTTTGAAGCATCTGCTGCATTCTTACGTCTGAGGTAATGACGTTTCTATAAGTGGACATGGCAGCCTGGTCTTGAACAAACCTGACAAGGTTCGTCATGACTTTCTGATCGTTTTCCAACTTAGAAGGTGGGGCAATCCCGGCAACCTTATGAGGCTCAGGCAACATCCCGCCTAATCTGAAAGGAGGACGTTTATAAGGGTTCTCTTCAACCTGCGCTATAACCTCATCCTCGATTAAAACCACGATGCAAGGTTCTAATAATCCATCGTTGTCTATGTCTATCTTGCAGTAGCACTCTTTGACATTCAGTTCCCTTGACAGTTCGTTCTTGGATTCTGACTGGCTTTCGGTTACGCTGGAGGTGTATTCGTCAACATCGTACTCCACGGAAACCTGATCCACCGGTTTATCAACGTCAGGTTGGGCAAGGTCTTTGCATTTGTCGTAAGTCCCTTCCCGGTAAATCCCCGCACGTTCTCTTTTGCGAATATCGTTCAGCGTGAGTTTAAACGGTCCGTGATAAACTAATCTTCCGTCTATCCCGCCCCATTCTGTCATCTTGCAGTCAGGCGAATAACCGAATCCCCACGGAGGTAATGTCTCAAAACAAGGCCCGGAATAATTAATGATCTTCTTGGCAACCTTGACTTTCTCAAACGACATAGAAGGCATCTGCGTCATCGGGTCAACAGACTCAACCTCTTCGTATTTCGTAACCTGAATGTTCTTATCTTGCGCCAGTTGAAGCATTTGCTCTTGCGACAAAGAATCGTATGTCTCATATTCAAGATCATAGTCCTCTTTGTGATAGACTTTGAAAACAGCGTAAGGATACAGTCCGGCGTTATATAGGAAGTCATACAGTCTCTTGGATCCGTCCTGTTTACGGAACATCTGATATCTGATAAGTTTTTGAAATTTAGAAGCCAGGTCGTCGTTCTCGCTTTTCAACACAAAGAACTCATCAGAAAAGATTTCCAGCAAAGCAGAAGTCCTCGACTGATGATTTGTCCAGACCACGGGAGCAACCGACTGACTCCAACCCTCTCTTTCGTTGCCGTACTTGTCCCCACGGAAAGCCTTGTAATAAGACTCCCGCTTGTCGGCAATCTCGTCTTGTATGTCCTGAGCGTCGCTAAGGTCAGTCTTTAATAAATCAAGTATATCTTCGTCTTTCATGATACCCCTATTCGGTTATCTGTACGGACTCACCGATATTGACGTTGATGATTTTCCCCGCCTCAAAAGTTAAAGTAACCTTGCCAAAAAACCTGCGGCCAATGAGACCTTTGATAATAGCCAATGCTTTCATAAGTCGTGCGTCCATTACAACATCACCACTTTCTTACTGTTGGAATACTGAACCTCTGAAAACCATTCCGTACCGATCAAAGCTAAACGATAAATACATTCTGTAAAGTCATCATCCGTTTTCTGTGGTTTGAATGTCTCCGGGTCATACATCAAGTCCTCTGTCTGTTGAATGGACTTGACGCAGTTCTTAAAGTAATACAAACCCGGCATTTCATTTTCCGTCCACAACAGGTTATTAACTAACGCAATCCCGTTGTCCTTGTCCTTAGACGCAGTATCCAAAGAAATATTATGGCTCCCAAAGACCTGCCCCATTATCTCAAAGACCGTGTTGTCATTGTTCCCATCACCTTCTGAAAGCGGATCAATGGTCACTTTATTTATCCGATAATGGTTGTCCTTCACCCTTCTTAAAATTTCCTCAGCAATATACTTCGGGTTCCCGTTCTCCCACATCTCGTTACAGATATACTTGACGTTGTTCTTCGCAGTCGCCATGAAAACAACCGCCCATTTCTTGCTTGGATGGAAGTCAATTGACACATCCACCAACCAATCCAAAGGAACTTTAAAAGACTCCTTAACGTGCTTGTCCCTGTCAAACTTCGGAAACACCAACGAACTCATATAAGAAGGCTTACCTAATAAACGGGCCTGTTTCTCATCCTCAGTCAGTGTCTTGGAAAACTGCTCTATCCCTTCCTTCGTCAACCCGTATCCAACATTGGAATAAATATCCCCGTTGATATTGAACACAGACAAATCAGGACTACCATCCGGCAGTCTTGCCTTAACCACTTCCCGGTGTATCCACGCCTCTTTCAACAACGTCATGCAAAACAATTCCCTGCCCTGACGATCTATCAAGCCTCTCGCACAGGCAACTCGCACATCTCTCTTGGGGGGTTCATCGTAAACAACAAGATCACCCTCCCATCCCTCAAATACGGACGAATCCTGCACGTTGCTCATGATCTCCAGACTGGACTTCGTTCTCTTGTCAACCCACGTTGACTCTATCCCCTGATTGTTTTTCTTCGTCTCAACCGGACGCGAAGCAGGCCACCAGAACTTCAGGTAAGGCTCAACAACAGCCTTGACATGACTCTCCCACGCCTGCCCCACATACCTGACCTTCCGTGGGTTCTTATGAGGAAACACAATCTTCTCACCACTCCAAGGGTACTCACCTATCATCGTGCAAACAGCCAACAGTGAACCACTGAAGGTCTTGCCAATTCTGTTCGCTCCCGAATATGTAAACACCTTGTAACCAGGATTCTTCCACGCATCCAGCAACGCTCTCTGCGGAGGATTAGGCATCCTGAACTCAGGGTAAGCAGGATCAGTTGCATGGCAGAAACCGAATATCCGGTTCTCCTTCAACATCTTATTCTCTGCTTCCCGACGCTCCTGTATGTCCATAAACCCTTTTTATAAATTCGTATGAAAATCGCTTTTTATGATTTCGTATGGAGGGATGGATATATAGCTATCGACTGCGATCCGGCGACCTCCCCCACTACCTCTGGACTTTTTGCCCCTTGCCTCCATTTTATGTCGCTGATCTGGCTTAACTGCTTGTTATCTTTGCGTTATACGCTCAAGTTTACATAATGCTTGTTATATGACCTATGAATCATATCAGCTACTTACACCTTGCCACTATCTCCATCTATCTTATCCTGCCTGGTTGGCTGTATCTGAGCGATCAGCGCCCGTATTTGGACATCGTGAACCTCAGTTGCTAAGCCCCTGATATTCCTTATCTTATCTTCCAGTATTGCTACATCGGTGAATCCGCGCTTGCTTAACATGGTTTTTAGCAGATCATGGTCTGCGAGATTTA